ATTATATCCTACAAAACCACATTCACTATAATATGTTGGTCTGTGTATATGAGAGATTTGATAATCTCCTGGTAAAAACTTTTCTACAACATCTTTTGCATTGAATGATTTTTTAAATATCATATCAGCATCAATCCAAAATACATAATCATAATTTGTTTTACCATTTGTCATCAAATCTGTTTTAGCAAAAACTTTGTAAGCAAATCTAATGCCGTCTTTTTTATAATTTGTTCCGTGAATTATCTTTTGTGGTTCGCCGGGTACAACACTATCTACATTGTAACCACTCATCCTTGCTTTAAATTTTCTTAACTCATTTCCATTTTTACCTGAATTGATATCAATGTAATGTATATTATCTCTTAATGGAAAATCTTCAGGTGTCCAACCTTCGTGATAAATGTGTAGATTAAATGGTAGATTGTATGATTCTAAAAATCTATGTGCATAATAATGATATAACTTTTCATTAAAACTAGTAACTATACCTATCTTCATATCCTGTCCTCATAATATAGTATGAATCAACAATGTCAGTAACAGGATTATCTAATTTATTCATACCCAAAACAGATACTAAATCTTGTCCACCATCTTTCATAAATTGCTCATACATTTTTTGTTTGTCTGCGTTACCTTTACCAGTTGCTCTCTTTTTGATTACACTTGGTACTAATATATTAAATTCTACTTTTGATGATTTCCACAATTTATGTTTAAGTAAACCACCATTTTCTGCTATCTGAAATAAACCTTGACCTTTTGAACCATAGGAATATCCTTCAATATATACATTACTATGTATATCACTTATTAGGTCGAATACCCAATTAGATATAGCATCAAATCTTTCTTCAGGTGTTTTATACAATGGATATTCATAACCTGTTACACCTTTAGCAATATTGCCAAGATACTTTTTCTTTTTAGTTAAGAAATGAAAAGTAACTTTTGAAATATCAACATCTTCTAATTTATCTTCATTTATACAAACTGCTGGACTATTTAAACTGTAATCAATCCCAATCGTCCTCGTCTTCAACATCATAATTATTCATCTCCTCATCATCAAATTCGTGTCCACAAAATGGACATATAATAGGGTATATTTCTTTAGTTTCATCAAATACGATTTTCATTTCCATATTGCAACTGTGACATTTATGTTTTTTTATCATAGTTTAAATTGTTTAAATTGATCTTTCTTTACGTCTTGTTTTATACCACCTATGACGTATGATTCAATTTCTGTTTCTTGTGGTGCATTTTGTAAACCTCTACTACTTAACCAATGTGTTATCCAAGGTAAAGGGTTTGACTTTTGATCGTACTTCGGAGTTAGACGTATCGCCTTCATTCTTCGGTTTGCCATATGTTCTACAAACTGGTGTAACAGTTTTTCTGATAATCCTATCATACTTCCTTGCGAAAATAGATATGTTGCCCATCTCTTCTCCTCCTGTACTGCCTCATCAAACATTTTATAAACTAAATCTTCTGTATCTTTTATTACTTGGTTCATCACTTTGTCATTTTCTCTTTCTCTATAATTATTAATTATATTCTGTGACATTGCAAAGTGTTGACTTTCATCTCTTGCTATAAATGATATTATCTTTGCTGAACCTTCTAACTTTTTAAGTTCACCAAATGCAAATGAACAAGCAAAAGATACATAAAATCTTAAACCTTCAAGTATGTTAACAGTTACTAATGCTAACCATAATTTCTTCTTTAACTCATACATATCAACTTTATCAGGTGCTACTGACCATTGATAACCCATTTGTATCAGATCATCATAAGTTTGAGTAACAGACTTTGCTCTACGTTCTATCTTCTCATCTTCTATGATGGTATCAAACACATCACTAGGGTTTGGATACAAGTTCTTTATAATGTATGTATAACTTCTAGAATGTATAGTTTCCATAAAATCCCAAGTTACAATACAACCCTCTATTTCAGGTAGAGATACAAATGGTAGAAATGCTAAACAAGGACCTCTACCTTGCACACTATCTAACATAGTTTGATATTTTAAATTAGATGTAAAGATAAACTTCTGCTCATCTCTTAACTCAAGAAAATCATTTCTATCTTTTTGTAAAGATACTTCTTCTGGTCTCCAAAAATATCCTAATTGTGTTTGATTTAATTTATCAAACACTGGATACTTAAAAGTATCATATCTTTGTACTGCTAAATCTTCACCAAAAAACATTGGTTGTTTAGTAGCATCTAATCCTTTATTTTTATTAAACACACTTTTACTCATCTTTCATATCCTTTAGTTCATAGTGCCACTCTTCACTATCACCAGCAGTCCATTTATGTGTACCTTCTACTTCATATTCTACAGTAGAAACTTTAAAATCAGGAAACTTTAACTTACTTGGTGATAAAGATTTATCATAAAAAATAACTCTGTTATTTGGTTGGGCGGCAATATGTCCATTTTCTAATGCTATAATATTAAATGATTTATGCTGACTTGGTACTTCTGCAAATGAAACATCTCTCTCCATATCTGTTGACCAAGCACTATCAATTGTCCACCAATAATGACCTTTGTACCATTTCTTTTCTGGTGACATATACTTACACATACTACCTGCTAATAATTGTTTTTGCACAATTGTTATATCGTAACTAAAACAATCCCATAATTGTAATTCTGTCAAAGGTAAATTACCTTCGTAATCTTTTTTCCATACAAATGCTGATATAGGTAGTTTATCAAACAACGCACCATACTCTGGTAAAAAAGTTTCAAAGTACAATGCTCTACCCATAATTGATTTTGCAGTAACCCAAACGCCAGGTGTTAATTCACCGTGACCTTTTTCTAAATCATATAGATATTCTTTCTTGACCCAAACTTCTTCGTGTGGTGTGTTTAATGCTAAATACGCCATATTACCTCCCTATATTGCACAACTTTCACATTCTTCTTCATCTTCTACTTTTGTTTCAGGCACTTCGTCTTTGAACCCTATCGGGTGTGCTGGTTCATCTTCATCTTTCTTACTATCATATGTATTCTGATAATAAGAAGTCTTCCAACCTAACTTGTATGTTGTTAACAAGTCTTGTGCCATAACTGAAACAGGAACTTGACCATCTTCAAAGTGTTCTGGATTATAAGACCAGTTACCACTAATTGCTTGATCAAAGTATTTTTGCATAACAGAAACTATATTTATGTAACCTGACATATCTTTCATATCCCATAATAATGTATAATAATTTTTAAGTTTATGATAATCAGGTACAACTTGTTTTAGTGGTCCTTTCTTTGACTTCTTTACACTTAAATAATCTCTAGGTGGTTCAATACCATTTGTTGCATTACTTACAACACTAGATGATTCAGATGGCATCTGTGCTGACAATGTGCTATGTCTTAAACCATTTGCTTTTATATCTTCTCTTAATTTGTTCCAAGGTAAAGATAATTCTCTGTCAACTAATTCATCAACATCTTTTTTATATGTATCAATAGGTAAAATACCATCTGCATATTTTGTTCTATCAAAATATTCACACTTACCTTTTTCTTTAGCAAGGTTACAACTTGCCCATAGTAAATGAAATTGAAATGCCTCTGTAAGTTCATCAACTAACTTCCAAGCATCTGGATTATCATAAGTAACTTTGTGTTTTGCAAGATAGTGAGCAAGACCAATATAACCTATACCTAAACTTCTTCTTGCTTTAGTCGATATCTCTGCCGCCTTTACTGGATATTTCTGATGGTCTATTATTTCATCTAAACCTCTCACTGCTAAATCACATAAATCTTCTAATTCATCAAGTGATTTCATAGCACCTACATTTATAGCACTTAAAATACATAATGCTATTTCACCCTCACCGTCTATGTGTTGTATTGGGTCTGTAGGTAAAGTAATCTCTTGACACAAGTTTGACATATAAACTCTATCTTTAAAACTAGAATGAGTATTACAATGGTCGATATTCATAATGTAAATACGACCTGTTTCTGCTCTTTCTTTTAATATATCAAAAAATAATTGTTGACAACTAATTTTCTTTTTCTTAACGTGTTTTCTTTCTGCTTTTTCATATAGTGAATCAAACTCATCAGTTCCCCACGCATCATATAAT